TGCTGTACCAGACCCAGATCAAAAATATCCTCAAATAGAAAAATATTGGATTAGCGATGGTTGGGAAAAATTAGATAAGTATCCAGCTGTACTTTATGATGGCTTTTCTACCTCTGATAAGAAAAATAGAAGTCAAATACTTTATGTTAAAGAATATAGACCAGGTACTGAATGGTATGCTAAACCAGAATATGGCGAAGCTGGTATGAGATGGATAGAAACTGAATATGAAATTGCTAATTATCACTTAAATAACATTAAGAATGGCTTTCATCCTTCTATGCATATTAATTTTCCAATTGGACAACCATCTGTTGAAGAAGCAGGTGAAATTATAAGAAGATTGAAAAATCAATATCAAGGTTCTGATATGGCTGGTAATGTAATGGTTACATTCTCTGATAAGCCAGAAAGTTCTGCTACATTTAATGCTATTGAGTTAAATAGTTCTGATGCAAGATTTATAATGTTGAATGAACAAGTTACTGATGGTATTTTAAAAGCACATAGAGTTACTAATCCAGCATTATTTGGTATTGAAACACCTGGTGCTTTAGGTTCAAGAAACGAAATGTTAGAAAGTTTAGAGATTTTCCAAACTCAATATACTGAACCAAAACAAAGATTAATAGAAAAGATTTTTAATTGGATTAGAAGAATAAATGGTATTAAAGATCAGATTTTAATCAATAAATACTCTCCACAATTCTCTAAATTACATACTAATTTAAATGATGTATTGAATATATTACAATCTAATATAACACCAGAACAAAAGTATTACCTTTTAATACAAAATGATTATGACCACCAAACTGCTATGAAGTTATCAGGATTTGTAGATGGTAATAATTTAAAAGAAGCAACACCAATTGCGCCAACAACTGACGCAACACAAAATAACAACCAATAATTATGCTACAAAATGTTTACTTTATTACTGTTGATTATATCAAGAAGTATTTAAGTGGTTATTTAGATCAAAATATAGATGCTGATGCATTAGATAGCTTTATTTTAATCGCTCAATCAGTTAGAACACAAAATATATTAGGTTATGACCTTTATACTAAATATCAAAATGATATTAATACTTTTGGTTCACCACAAGGCGCTCAATATATTTATTTAATGAACAATTATATTCAAATAGAAACTGCTTTATGGACTGTATATGAAGCATTACCTTCATTAAACTTTAAATTAACTAATAAAGCTCTTTCTACTAAATCTTCTGACTATGGACAACCATCAACAAGAGATGATGTTGAATATATTAGGCAACAAATCAGCAATCAAGCACAATTCTATGACGCAAGAATAAGAGAATATATCACAAACTATCCTTCTGATTTCCCAGAGTACTTCACAACTACTGGTGTTAATAGAGTAAGAGCAAAAGAAAATCCATACTTTGGTGGATTATATTTACCAGACAGAATGACGCCAAGAAAAGGTGCTGGTAGTAGAATAGATGGTGGTCCAGGATGCTGCGGCGCTGGATATTATTTATAAATATAACCTATTATAATGAGAGGAGATAAAGATATAATTATAAAGTTTATAGAAAAAGGTTGGACATATAATCCAGAAACAGGAGATATATATTCACACACTGGTAGATTAATATCAGCTAAATCCAATAAACATATACAAGCGGCTATATTACAAACTAAAGTATTAGCACACAGATTGGCTTGGTATTTAACATATGGAGAGTTACCAGAAATTATTGACCATATAAATAGAAATAGAAATGATAATAGATTATGTAATCTACGAAATGTCACTACGCAACAAAACGCCTTTAATACAAATGCAAAGGGGATAAGAAAAATTAAAAATAAAGATACTTGGACTGCTCAAATAACTATAAATAATAAACAAATATATTTAGGTTCATTTAAATCAGAAGAAGAAGCACAAACCGCATATCTAAATGCTAAAAAAATATACCACAAAATATGAAAATAACAATACAAACAATACCACACAATCTACAAAGATATCCAACAGTTGGAGATTGGTTATTCAATGAAAATGGAGATTTAGATATATGGGTTAGCGAAACAGGTAATGATGATTACACATTTTTAGTTGGACTGCACGAGGCTATAGAAGCATATTTATGTGAAAAAAGAGGCATTAAAGAAGAAGATATATCTAAGTTCGATATTGAGTTTGAAAAACAAAGAGAAACTGGTAATACAGATGAACCAGGTGATAATCAATATGCACCTTATAAGAAAGAACATTTTTTTGCAACAAGTATAGAAAGATTAATCTCTACCGAATTAGGTGTTGATTGGACTACTTATGATAATGATTTAAATAACCTATAAAAGATAATTAAAATAAAAAATATATACCAAATATGAGAACTTGGATTATGAACCACATTAACAGTTTATTTATAGCTACATTAGCTGTATTCACACCTGTATTACCACTATTATTAACAACAGGGTTTCTTATAATCGCTGATTTTTTATTTGGTATATATAGAGCATTTAAAAAAGGTGAAGTTATAACCAGTCGTAAGATGGGTAATACCATTTCTAAAATTGTTTTATATAATTTAGCTATATTATCTGTATATTTTCTTGATCATTATGTTATAAAAAGTGGTTTAAATCTAGAAAAAATAGCAGCTGGATTAATAGGTATAGTAGAAATAAAAAGTTTAGACGAATCTTTTAAAACATTATTTGGATGGTCTATATGGGACAAATTAAAAGTTATTTTACAAAGAGGTAGTTCAACTACAAAAGATTTATTAGATGATATAGATACAAAAGATACTAAAGATATATAACGCCTATAGGATCGTTATAGTTATACCACACAGGTATTAAATAATACCCTCACCATTCGCTACGGTGAGGGTTTTGTTTAATAATATCTTGCGTATATATAATAAGTTACATATCTACCATCTAAAGAATAAATATCATTTAGATTAAGTGGATGATATACAGCTTTTATAAACGAATCAGCTGATGCTTTATTACTGAAAGTATAAGGCACTCTATCTATTCTATAAGTTGAATACTCATAATACTCTGGAAATGCCAATACTCTTGTTATACCTACTATTGAGTCAGTATATAACACATTATAAGTAGTAGGTGTTAATTGTGTTGTACCTGGAGCTATATTCTTTTGTTTAGTACAGCTAAATAAGGTTGTTAATGCTGCTGCGATAATTAAAATTGTCTTTTTCATATTCTTTTCGTTTTTTGTTACACAAAGATACGATAATTATTTCAATCTACAAAATAATTATCGTATATTTTTTAGTCTAATTCGTCTCTATTATCAGATAAATGCCATTCTCTTTCTATAAACTCATCCTCTGTTTCTTTACAATCATTTTTTAATTTCTCATATTTCAATATGAAATAATCATTCCAATCAAAATAAGGTCTTTCTGTTTTTATTATTGATGCTGTACTCATTTATTAATTGGTAATTTTCTTGCAGCTAAATAACGCTGTATTAATTTACCAATTTTAATAGATAGTCTTTCTATCTCATCATATTCATCTTTATGTATAGCAATACCTAAATCAGCTTGTAATGGTAATATCCTTTCTATAAATTCTTCTTTACTCATTAACTTATAAAATTTTTATATTCGGCATTTCTGCGATTTAAAAGTCCTTGAACTTGTTTACCACCTGCTCTTGACCACGCTTGAAATTGTAATTCAATTGCTGGATCGTTTGGATTTTTATTTACTAATCTTAAAAGAGTAGAAGCACTAAAATTACCTTTACCTATATTATAACATATACTTACTAAACTATCAAATTGGTTTTGTGTTAACTTAACTGTAACCAACTTATTAATATGCTCACCAAATGATGTAGCAATCAATTTTAATAAACTATCAGCTCTTTCTTGTGTTATAACATCACCTTTTTTAACTGGTGTATGGTCTTCATAATAAGTATTACCAACACCTATCGTCCAAATACCAACACTATCTTGATATGCTTGTAATTTTACGCCTTCAAACCTCTTTAAAAGGTTAATTGTAGATTGTTCTATATTCATTTATTTTTTGTTTTTATATATAACTGATCAAGTTCTTTTATTACCTCTGTCATAAAATCATCCATTCTTTGTCTCCATCCTTTTCTAAAGAATAAGTCAAGATTTTTAAACTTTAAATCTGTTTTCTTTTTATTATTTTTTAATTGTTTATTTTTATGATAAGAATTGCGGTTCTGTATATTTACACAAAGTTTGCAAGCATTTCTACCTTTATAGAAATGTCCTTCATTTTTATTTTCACCGCAATTTATACATATCATATCTTATATATTAAATTTTATTTATCTGATTTTTTTAATCTACTAATAGTATTTTTTACTTTATAATTTCTTTCTAATATATCACCATATTTTTGGTAATGTTGTATTGCTTCTTCATCTGTTGTAATATCAACATTACAATCTACTCTTGAGTATGTACCATCTTTAAAATAAAGAAAGATTGCTTCTTCATCATAATTTCTAACTATACCTATTAATGTTCTTGTTCCTTTTTTCATATCTTTTTTGTTGTTTTTATTAAAGTATATATTTATTTTTTAAAACCTAAAATCATCTATTTTAAAAAGTGCTTTAATACATTCTAATCTAAACTCTAATTCTTCTTTTAATTCAAGCTTTTGTTGAGATGTTAATTTACCACTCTTTTTTTGTTTATAATCACTTTTCTTTTTCTTGTTAAAGCAAGTTTTACAATTAGGAAAATATGCTAATGGTTGTTTTGTTCTAACATAGAAATCTTCTATTGGTTTTTCTTCTTTACAAGTTTTACATTTTTTACTCATTTTTTAATTTACCTTTTAATTCTTTAATTAAAGCATAATTAATTTTACTATAATATGCCATTTTACATCTTTTACAACAAAACTTTCTCTGATTGCCAGTAAGTATTGTATCACATCTTAAACATTTTCTTTCTATCATAAATATTATATTATAATAATTTAAAATGTTTATAAACTTTTTTTAAAAAAAGAGCAAACAAAGCCACATATTTTTTATATATATTATATGTTAAGAAATTAAGCGAAGCTTTCCTTAACAAAGAGGATTTGGTAGTTTAAAAATGAGTGGATGTCGACAATCCACTCAACCTCTTAAAAACTACATAAAAATAAAACTACCGTTATGAATATAACAATTCCAACACCTTTGGTTGATATAATCTTCCAATCAATAAATGTAGACGCTACATTTTCATCTTTAACCGAAACACAAAAACAAAAAGTATTTAATAATTGTATCGAATTATGGTTATATATCTTCTCACAACAAGATGATGATAAGTATATAAATATACACAATTCAACATTGGATAAGTATTATGTTAAATTAGATAAGAAATATGGTTATAAATATATTCTTAATATATTAGAAGAAGCTAAAATATTAGAAATTAATAATAAGTTTAAATATGGTAATAATATTGGCAACTTTCCAAAATCATATAGAGTTCTTTGTAACTTTACAACTGATAAAAATACCACAGAAATTAATATCAATCTTGATAAAGTATTTAATAATATACAAGATAAACAATATTGGATTGCTAAATATCCACAATATGCTCACCTTATTGAAGATTGTTACAAAACAAAAATAGAATTAAATGATTGGGTTTCTTTTTTATATGCTAATGAAAATATGAAGTTAAAATCAAATATTAAAAATGGTTTCTTTAAAGAAAGATATTTAAATACTAATAGAATTATGGATTATATTATGAGAGCAATAAAAATTAATGTTAATAATCTTTGGTTTGGTATGTCAGCGCAAGGTCGTTTTTATTCTTCTGTTGCATCATTACCATCAATAATTACACCATTTATTAGATTAGATAACCAACCTGTTGTATCAATCGATATACCAAATTGTCAACCACTTTTATTATCATCTATTATTAATAATAAAGATTATAAAAAAGATGTAGAAAATGGCGTTTTTTATGAAAAATTAGGTAAAATAATTTATGGTGAATGGAACGATGATATAAAACAAAAAGTTAAATTACAAGTAATGATAAGATTTTTTAATGAAGACCAATTAAAAACAGGTGATTTTTTTACTGCCCTTAATTTTTTATATCCAGGATTTATTAAAGAATTAAATCTTCTAAAAGAAACTAATAAAATCGCCCATATAACACATAAAATGGAATCATTAATAATGGTTGATGGAGTAGGGTCATTAAATATGAATAAGTTGTTGAAACACGATGAAGTTATGATTTATAAAGAAAACTTTGCTATAGTTAAGAGGTTTATTGAGAATAAGATATTTAATATTTTTTCGGTGAAGGTAAATATTAAAGATAATAAATAATAAAATACAACAACAAATCAACAAAAGTAATTTTTATTTATTCAATGCCAGAACCATAATAAATACTACTATCTCCAGAGAAAAAAATACACATTTAAATGAAAAAGCACACCATTATTAGTTAATGGTGTGCTTTTTTTTCTTAATGAAGCAATAATCCTAACGAGGACTGTCTGCGCTCTCCAGCAGCGCAAGGACGATGACTAATTATTTCGTAAATAAAAACAATAAACCATCCTACTTACCAAAAATGCCTTTTTAAAGCTAATATATATCTTATAAAACAACAAGATATTATGAATAACTTTACAAAAGCATCAGAAAAAGAAAGAGTAGCATTACAAACAATTCTACCATTAACTACAAACTATACAGATACTAATTCATTTAAACCATATGACGCCGTATCTTTAATAAACGGCAAAAAATATATTATAGAAGCAAAAGTTAGAGATAGGCATTATAATGATTTATTATTGGAGACAAAAAAATATAATTCTTTATTAGAATTATCACAAACTCATTCTTGTGCGATTCTATACATAGTTTTTACACCAGTAGGTACTTATATATTTAACTTAACAGAGCTTAAAGAAACACATCCAGAATTGTTTAAAACATCTATTTTAAACTGCCCAAAACAAACTATGGGTAATAACCAAAAAATAGACAAATCAGTAATACTTTTAGATATACAATATTCTAAACAAAAACCTTCAATATTTTAAAATTAAAAATGCCTCTAAATAATTAGAGGCATTTTTAATAAAAACAAGTTTGATTATGGAACCACTAATAAACGAACAAAAGCAAGTAATTTATTAATGATACTATTATATAAAATAATTAATAAAAAGTTTAAAAAAGATTAATTTACACTTTTTATTTTTTATATATATAATATAAAAGAAACGAAATATATGTTAAGAACAAGCAAAGAAATTAAACAAGAAATTAGTGAAGTAAACCTTAAAATGACTAAATGGAAGAATGTGCCTTTAGTTAATATCTATTATAAAATGAAGTTTGATAAATTAGTAAGACAATATGCCTTAACAATCCAATTTGAACTAAAACATAAAAAGAAGTAATCAACAATAATATATACCAAAAAATATATATTATATGAAGAAGAAAAGAAAACAAGATACTGATATGATTAAACAATATTGGAAAGATGTAGAAATGATACCATTGTTTATAGATAGTAAGAAGTTTACTCATAAAGAATGTAGAGATATAGCATTAGAGATGTTTGGTAATTTAAGTGTTTTACTTGAACCAACATTCTTAGATATAGAATCCATTAAGTTTCTATATTCTATTGTAGTAAAATGCCTTGAAGAAATGATTTATATAGATGTAAATATATGTGCGTGTTATACTAATTATGTGGCAGAATTATTATCATATTATAAAGCACAGTCTAATAAAGAAGAATTTTACGAGGTATCTAATAATATATATCTTTTTTTAGAAGAATATAAAATAATTTACAAACCATATTATGAACAAGATAGTTGAGATAATAGATTTAATTAAAATCTACGCACAAAGAGGTGATATAAAAGCGGTTGAAATACTAACTGCTGAACTACATTCTCTTATAAAAAAATACAAAAAAAATGGAAAATAACGAAATTATACCAGATAGAAACGAAATCATCACAATCACATATAAAGAAATGAGGTTTGAAATAGATATGTTTAACGACATTATGATGATTGAAGATGAGGTTGTAGATATTATAAACTCAGATAACGCAGAAACATTACCAGCTAATTTATTCTTTAGAAGATTAATAGATGGTTATGAACTATTACATAAAAATAATACAATTAAGATATGATTTACTTAATGCTACAAACATTCCTACTATCCTTTATTATAACTAAATATGAACCTATACTTTGGACAATGGATGCTATATCACCTTTATTTAACAAAAACGCCTTAACTAAATTAATATATAATAGTCTATTATTAGCATTAACTTGCTTAAAATGTTGTAGTTTATATGTAGGATTTATAATAGGTGGCTTTTGGTGTGGTATATTTACAAGTGCATTTGCTTATTTATATATGCAAGTATTAGCACCAAAAATAGACAAAATAAGATTTAATTAAAATGGCAAAGACAACACAACCAACACAAAAAGAATTAGACAAAATAGAATTAACAAGATTACTTCGTATTATATCACCTACTGGTGCTGATATGGATAGTATAGAAACATTATACAAAAGATATATTGACGCAAATGCAAGACCAGCAAGAAGAGGTGGTTGTAATACTTGTGGCAATTCTATCGTAGTATATTGGAGAAATTTAACAACTTGGTTTCAGAAAAACATAGGTAATTTCTAATTACTTTTTTTGCCTTATCAGGTGTAAAACAACGAAAAAAATGAATTATGAAGTATAAAAAGGAAGAATTAGTACAAATGGTAATCAAAATGAGGTTAGAGCATATGGCTGCTACTAAAACTTGTTTAGATTTCTTAATGAATACTTTAGGATATGGTCAAACATATTCTTATGAGGTATTAAGAGATGCGAGATTACAGATTAAAGAATACTATAAAGATATGAACCAATCTTCTTTAGAAGAAGCTTTAGGACAATTAGAAGAATTGGCTGAGGATGCTAAAAAGAAGAAAGATTATAAGTTAGCATTTGAAGTTAGAAAAGATATATCTAAACTACAAGGTTTATATATCGATAAAGTTGATTTAACTTCTAATGGTAAAGATATAACAGAAATAAAATTAATACACATCACAAATGGCAGCACTGGAAGTCAAAATGACTAATGTGTTTAAGTGGAACTGGGAAGCTTTAAACGATAAAGAATATAAATATATTCTAAATCAAGGTGGCACCAGATCCTCTAAAACATATTCATTATGTCAAGTACTTATTGTTTATTGTTTAACTAATCCAAAGACAGCAGTGTCAATGGTTCGTATTAGTTTGCCTTTATTAAAGCGTTCTATAATGCGAGATGTAATAGGTATTCTAAAAGATATGAACTTATATGATGTTAACAACCATAATAAAACAGAACAAGTTTATACTTTTGGTAATGGTTCTTCTATTGAGTTCTTATCAGCTGATAGTTCTGATAAGTTAAAAGGTCCTGGTAGAGATATATTAGTTCTTAATGAAGCTACTGAACTACCACATTCTTCTTATATGCAATTAGCAATGAGAACAAGAGGTAAGATTATAATAGATTTTAATCCAGAAGATATGGAGCATTGGGTATATGATTTAATTAAAGACCCAAAATCTATTCTAATTAAAAGTACTTATAAAGACAATCCATTCTTACCACAAGAACAAGTAGATTTTATTGAAGATATGATTAATGTGGATGAGAATTATTATAAGACTTATGTATTAGGTGAGCGTCCAACAAGCACAACCAGAATATATACACACTTTAAACAATATACAGACCAACCAGAAGTAGAAGATTATTGTTATGGATTAGACTTTGGTTTCAATCACCCCTGTGCTTTAGTTAAAACAAGTTTTAGTGGTAATAAAGTATATATAGAAGAGCTTATTTATAAATCAAAGTTAACAACGGCTGATTTAATAAAAGAAATGAATATATTAGGTATTGATAAGCAAAGGAAAATATATTGTGATAGTGCAAGACCAGAGGTTATTGAAGAATTAAAGCGTGCTGGATATACCAGAGCAGATTTATCAGACAAATCAGTTAAAGCAGGTATAGATAAGGTTAAATCTATGGAAGTATTTATACATTATGAAGCAACAAACCTATTAAAAGAGTTTAAATTATATTCTTGGAAGACATCAAATGATGCTATTTTAGATGAACCAGTTAAATTAAATGATGATGGTATGGATGCGTTAAGATATGCGATACATACTCATCATAAATCAGGTGGTTTTAATAAGTTTTATACTCAGGTATTCACATTTTAAAAAGAATTAGTTTAAAAATTAATATATATAAAAAATAAAATTAATAAATGGCGGCAAATACACCATCTTTAAATAAATTAGTTGAACTTATACAATTAGTAAGCCAAAATCATATGATGGTGGCAGACTTTCGCTTTGGTCCATTATGGAACAGAAATGCTTTAAAGGATTTAAAGACACCTTATGTCTGGTTAGAAGAAGCAGGTAGCAGAATTACTATGGGTAATGGTTCACATAAGACAGCATTATATACATTCAACCTTTATTGCTTGGATAGAATACAAAAAGATGAAACCAACTATGATGAAATATTATCTGATACTAAGTTTATATTAGATACTATTGTAACAGAATTGGATCAACATCCATTATTTGTTGATTTAGGTTTATCTTTTGATGCTAATAGTGATGTTAGCTTTGAACCTGTTTATGAAGAAACAGATACTAATGCTAATGGACATTCTTGTCAAATTACTTTAAGATTTCCAATTAGATATACTCCTTGTAATGTACCTATCAACCCATTAGGTGGTTATACTTATTCATTAAATAATAATGTATTCAATTATACATTAACTGGCGTTACTGGTCCACAGGGCCCAATAGGTCCACAGGGTCCAATCGGTGCACAAGGTGCACAAGGTGCTACTGGTGCAACTGGTTCACAGGGTCCAATAGGTACACAAGGTGCAATTGGTGCTACTGGCGCAACTGGTGCAACTGGTTCACAAGGTCCACAGGGTGAAAGTGGTACTATTGGCGCAACTGGACCACAGGGTAATACGGGTCCACAGGGTATAAGGGGTTCCACTGGTTCACAAGGTCCACAGGGTGAAAGTGGTACTATTGGCGCAACTGGACCACAGGGTAATACGGGTCCACAGGGTATAAGGGGTTCCACTGGTTCACAAGGTCCACAGGGTCAAGTAGGTGGCACTGGTGCTGGTGGTGCGTTGGGTTATTATATATCAGCTTATGATACAACAACACAGACAAACCCAACTGCTTCAACACCTAATATAATTTATATTAACTCAACAGCTGAAGCTAATGGTATAAATACTGATGGTGGTAATAAAATTGTATTCCTAAATGGTGGTGTATATAACATTCAGTTTTCGGCTCAATTTGATAGAACAAATAGTGGAACAGATATAATAGATATATGGTTAAGAAAAAATGGCACTGATGTAGTATGGAGTAATACAGAGGTTGTAATGAGTGGTGGTGTAGCATCAAGTGCGATAGTTCCTTCTTGGAACTTTATGCTTACATTAGCCGCTAATGATTATATACAATTAATGTGGAGTGGAACAGATACACATATTAGATTATCATCAGTAGGTACGCAATCAGCTCCATTAAGACCTGCAATACCTTCTGTTATATTTACTGCTCAACAAGTAATGTACACACAACTTGGTCCAACAGGTTCACAGGGTCCACAAGGTAATACTGGTTCTACTGGTGTTCAAGGTGCAGTTGGTCCACAGGGTAATACTGGTTCTACTGGTATTCAAGGTGCTACTGGTCCACAAGGTAATCAGGGTGTTGTAGGTCCAATGGGTGCCTCACAGGGTTCAATATCTGTAATGTTTAATGGTAATGGTGCTAACATAACACTTGGTTCAAAAGGTTATGTGACTGTACCTTATAATGCGACTATAACACAATGGAGTTTAGTGTCAACAGCTACTGGTTCTATTACAATAGATGTTGAAAAAGGTAGTTATGCAGCATTTCCTTCAAATGCGAGTATAACTGGTACTGATACACCTAAATTAACAAACCAAAATAAAAACTTATCAACTTCTTTAACTGGATGGACTACTTCTGTTGCAGCAAATGATATTTTAGAATTTGTAGTATTAAGTAATTCAGGTATAACTTGGTGTAATCTCAATTTAAAATTAACTAAATCAGTATAAAAAATTTAATATATACAATATGGAGTACATAATCAATTCAACAAGACAAGAAAATGAGGTATTAATAACTAATGTAACTATAACACTTGATAGTGATAATATAATTACTTGCGATATTTCGCATTTTTTACCACAAAATTTTAATGATATTAATCAAGGTATAATTAATAGAGCAATAAGTGAACAATTTAAAATAAACACTATTAAATCACTTGAAAATTTAATAAACGAAATACCAACTAACCAAACAATAATAATTTAAAATGCCACTTAATTACTTTACAGGTTCAGCCGCATCAGTTAACTGGTCTGCTACATCATCTTGGACATTAGGTAGAATACCTACTTCTGTTGATGGTGATACGGCATACTTTGGACCTACAAGTCCAACTTGTTCTTTTGATGTTAGTAATGGTACTTGCTATAATTTTGATATTTCAACATATAATAGAACATTTACTCTGCTTCAAAGCCTTTTTATATATGGCACATATTCTAACTTTGGTTCTGGTGTAATGAAATTTAATGCTAGTTCTGGTCTTCCAGGTTCTTTGATAACATTTATGGGTACTTGTAGTATAACTTCTAATGGATATGTTTTTAAGAGAGAAGGTAATAATAATCCAGGTACATTAAGATTTGGATATAACTCTGTTTCTACTACAATAACTCTTTTAGATCAATTTGAGGCAACAAATATAACGGTGTCACCACAAACAGGTACACCTACTACTACATTTAATGGAGCTACTTTATCTGTAAGAGAAAGTTTTACTACAACTACTAATGGTGTTGTTAGTGGAACTTCTAATATACAATTAAGAGCAACGGCTTCAAGTACAACTACAACTATGAATACTGCTACAAATCCTATATCTAATAGTATTTATGTTAATAGTCCAGGTATAGTAAATATAACAACTTTAATTATGTTAAGTAATAATAATACTTTTAGGTATATTAGTGGTAGTTTAAGTATAACTTCGTTTTCAATACAACCGAATAATTCAACATTTACTTATGATAATTCAGCAAATACATTAATAAATACCACTACTTTTGCTGTTAATAGTAATAACCCTATGACTTTTAGTTGTGTATATCCACTGAATACAACTACATTAACTATGAACGGTGGTGGTGGTTCAACTACAACTAACTATTTTATTTATGGTGGATTTAGTTGCTCTACTTTTACATCTACTAATGGTAACTCTAATACAAATTTAATTATATCATTAAATCCTACCAGTTCATATTTTATTAACGGTAGTTTTAATTGTAATAGTTTTTTAAGTTTAACAAGAACTGAATTCAAATCAACCGCATCAACAGCCTCTTTAATAATAAACTATAATGCTACTCAAACTATATTTGATACTTATTTTACTAATATAGATGCTTCTGGTGGTGCTACAATATTACCATATTTAAAATTTGCTACATTAAGTAGCACATCAAATATATTAGATTTAAAATCTTGGTATATAATGAATAATCAAATACAAATAAACTAATGGCTACAATAACATTTTTAGGTACGACTATATCTAACTGGTCTGCTACATCTTCTTGGTCTACTGGTACTATACCTACTCTTGGTGATTTAGTTATATTTACCTCATCATCAGCTACTTGCTCGTTAAATACTATTGGTACTTGTTCGGCTATTGACTTTTCTAACTATAATAAACAATTTAGATTTAATGCTAATATCCTGTATGTTTATGGCACTGTAAGTTTTGGACCTAATATGGGTTATTCTTTTTCTACCTCTACAACTACATACAATTTATATCAATTAACTAATACTACATCAAATGTTAATTTAAGCATAATAAGTAATGGTGCTACGGTAGGTGTGCCTTTTGTAATATATGGTGGTAATTTAACTACTACACATAATATAACAGGTAATTTAAATATGACCGAAAATCTTTCTGTAAGTGCTGGTGGTGGTGCTATAACACAAGTAGTTAATGGTTCAACTATAAGTTGCTCTAAAAGTCTTAATTTTAATAATGTAGGTGGTAATTCATCAGCAAGTGGTACAACTGGTTCAGCTACATTTTTAATGACTGGTACAGGTAATCTTGTTTATGCTGGTGGTAATACTAATGGTTTAGGTAATTCTTTAACTATAAATACATCTGGTACTATTACATTAACATCTACATTTTATATTAAAAATAATCTAAACTGGATTTCTGGTAATGGCACTGGTGCTTTTAACTTCTTATGGATTGGTGCTGGTACATTTACTAATATACCATTTAATAGCGGCACTTATGCTGCTTTTGGTATAGGCACTAATGGTGCTAACGGTATAGTCACATTATCAAATGATTTTTATACCGTAAGACAAATTAGTACTTCTGGTGGTCAATTAAATACAGGCAACATTTATACTTATGGTGGATTAAGTAATGCTAATAATACTTTGAGTGGTTCGTCATTAATAACTATAACAGGTACAAGTTCATCCTCTTCTGCTACTATTAATGCCTCTACTAACTATAATTTAAATACAGTAATTAATACACCTGGTATAGTTGCTTTATCTGGTATATGGGGTGGTTCTACTTTTGTTTATACAGCAGGTAATGTTAACCCAACAACTTTTACGGTAGCAGGTGCTAGTTCAACAATAACTATGCCTTCAAGTAAATTTACAACGGTAAGTATAGGTACTTTAAATCAAACAATAAGTTTATTATCAAATTGGAATATGACTACTTTATTGCTTGGTAGTAGTAATGTAACTTTTACTGGTTCTAATGTATGGACTACTGATTTATTCAATAATGTATCTACTTCTGCTATTAATATTTTAACTTTAAAAGAAGGTTTAACTTATTCAATAAATACTTCATTTGTTATAACACCACAATCTTATAATAGTAATATAACTATTCAATCAGGTTTATCTGGCTCTTATACAAATTTATATACAGCACCAGGTGCGACTCAAACAATAAATAGTATATTATTTAAAGATGTTAATAATGTAGGAACACCTTTGTGGGTATATAACCCTACATATTCTAACTCTACTAATATATGGCCCTTAAATTGGCTATCAGTACAACAAACAACTATATCTGGATTTTAAAAAATAAAAATAAAAATATAATATATACATTATGAGATTAAAGTTTAATAAGTTTAAAGCCGAAGCAGAAATGTCGGTGTGTGTAGTTGACAACATAGGTGGCTGCTACATCAATGTAGCGCAAGCTCTTTCTAAAGTTTTTAAGAAAGTTTATTACCACTCTGTCAACCAAAATCCATTCCCTATGATTAGTATGCAATCAATTGGTACTGGTTATAATAATATAGAAAGAGTAAATGAGTTCTGGTCTAATATTGACCTTTTTGATATTATAATCTTTCCTGATATTTATTTTATGGATTGGGGTAATCATTTAAGAAAGATGGGTAAATTAGTTTGGGGTGGTTGTCCTTCTGAACAATTAGAAACAGATAGACACATTTTTAAAGACGAATTAGCATCTAAAAATATGGCTGTTGCACCAACAAAATATATTGTAGGTATAACAAACTTAATTAATTATTTAAAGACAACAGAAAATAAATGGTTAAAGATTTCTTATTTTAGAGGTAATATGGAGACATTTCATCATATCAATATGAATCAATCTGCTATATGGTTAGAATCATTGAAAGTAAGTATGGGACCTTTAGGTCAAAATATAGAATTTATTGTTGAAGATTCAATTGAAAGTGTAGCAGAAGTTGGTTATGATGGTTTTACAGTTAATGGTTTAATGACTAATAATCAAATTTGGGGTATTGAAACTAAAGATTGTTCTTATATTGGTACTGGTACAACTAAAGATTTAACACCTAAACCAGTTCAAGAAATAAACAATAATTATCAATCTATTTTACAGAAATATCATCACATTGGTTTCTATTCTAATGAAATAAGAGTAGGTAAAGATGGTAAAAACTACTATACAGACGCTGCTATGAGAGCAGGTTCACCGCCATCAGCAACTTATTTAGATTTAATTTCTAATTGGAATGAAATAATTGTTGCTGGTTGTAAAAATGAGTTAGTTGAACCAAAGTTTGCTGCTAAATATGGTTGTGAGTTGATATTAAAGTCTAATTATTGTTATAAAAATTATTTACCTATCACTATTCCAGACGAATATAGAGATAATGTTAAGTTAAAAGGTTCATTTAGATATAATAATCAAGATTTTATTGTACCATTTGACCAAGGTGGTGTTATGGAAATGGACGCATTTGGTTCTGTTGTCGTTATAGGTGATAGTGTAGATGCTATTTTAAGTCAAGCCATTAAGATAGCAGACTCACTTGAAGCATATGGATTAAATTATGATAAAGATGCTTTAAATCGCACTAAAAAGTCTATTAATGATATAACAACAACACTTAATGTTAAGTTTTAATGCCGGCACAATAAACTCTTACTGCGTCTTCGCCAACTGGTAGTTGTGTTGCTCGCCGCTACAAGAATTATGTGAAGGTAAGGTGAATAGTAATAATTAATAATAATATATATCATTATAGTGTGGCTCACTTATAAAATTAAAAAAAAACAATATGCCAGAAAATAAGATACAACATAACGAATTATATAAAGCACTTAGAAAGATAGGTACTGAATCTGTCCAATTCTTAACACAATTGTTAACAGAAGAAGGACATTACGCTACTGGTAATTTAATCAAATCATTAGATTATGATGTTATTAAAGATGTAGATGATTTATTATTAAAGTTAACTGGTGCTGATTATTTTAAATATGTAGATAATGGTAGAAAGCCTGGTAAACAACCACCAATAAAACCTATTCTATCGTGGGTTAAACATAAACATATAAAGTTTAAAAATTATAGTGATAAACAAACAGCATTTGTAATAGCAAGAAGTATAGGTAAGAAAGGTATAAAACCATTACACGCAACAGACAAATTAATAAATAATATAATACAAAAAAAGACACAATTATTATTAAATGCGTCAGCACAAGACATAGGTCTATATTTAGATAAAATAATAAATGACTTTAATAAAAAACAAGAATAAAAATATAATATATAGAATATGGCAATAGCAAACGTAACATTAGTTACAACACCAAATTTATTGAGTCCTGTAAATGATATATGGGGCAATTATTATTATTTAAGTTCAGCACAATCTAGTTTAACTAATTTTAAATATCTAACTAGATTACAAGCGTTTAATAATTTTTCTGCTTATATAGTTACTGAATCACAACCACCTAGACCTACAACAGGTTATGGTTTATATTCACCATACAAAACATTATTAACAGGTTTATCTTATGATATAAATTTACGATTAACAGGCGCTACAACTTGTCCTAATTCTTTAACAAATTATAGAATAAATTATGGATTAGAATATAATCCAGGTTTAACAATTTCGTCTGTTTTACAAGTTTTACCAGGTAATAATTTCGGATTTAGTTGCTCTTCAACAACTAATTTAGTCGTTGGTGATTTAATTACTATACAATCTCAAAATCCATATTATAATGGTCAATCAACTATTATTCAAATTTTAGGTTCAAGTTCATTTGCTACTAACTTAACATTTACAACTGCTTCTAACGTATCAACCGGAAATATAACTGATGTTCAAAGATATATTACTAACTCAAATATTTACTGGGCTTATAATGGTGTTAGACAATATGGTAATCAAAATATAAACTACTTCAATTTAATTGTTCAGGGTTTAGTCCCAGGCGTTACAAGCTCAACACAATTTTTAACTGATTATCCAACAACAAGTGCTACAAATGCTAAATATATTTTACCAAATCAACAAGAAAATTTATCAGTCTTTTTACAAAATGTAGGATTTTCTTATTCATCTGGTTTTGTTAAATATACTTATTATAATTCAACAGGTGCTACATTATCAACTAATAGTGTAACATTTTCTACGGTTAATGCTGGTGACGTTCAGAGATGGGACATACCAGTTGGAACAAATTATATCTCAACTTTACCTTCTTATCCTTTAACAACATCATATTATAGTGTTCAATTACATAGATCGGCGGCACCTTCTATAAGATATAGCGAGATAAGATATTTTTATATAGATACATCTTGTTCGTTATATACTAATGTTAGAGTAATGTGGTTGAATACTTATGGTGCGTTTGATTATTTTAACTTTAGATTAGATGATAAACAAACTTATAATATAGTTAGAAATGAATATAAACAAGAATTATCACCAACATATAATACTGGTGATAGACAGAGAACTGCTTTAAGTCAAAAAGTAACAGAGCAGCATACTATAAATACTAACTTTATTAGTGAAGATAATTATGCCTTTTTAGGAAATTTATTTACAAGTCCAGAGGTTTATATAGTTGATGAAACATCTTTATTGGCATATCCTATAATTATTGTTGATTCATCTTATGAATTCAAAACAGCAAATAGAGATAAATTATTTAATTTAACAATAACTTACGAAACAAGTTATGATTATGAAACACAAAATCAATAATAAAAATGACAAGATACGAATTAATAGTTGATATAAATGGATATACTGGCGTAAGTGGATTATCTACTATAAATATAGTATATGGTGGTTACGCTTGGGCAGTTGGTAATACATTTTCTATTGGAACTACTGGTGCTGTTGGTGTTGTAACAGGAGTAACAACACCAACTGGTACTGGTTTTAGATTTGAGATAATATCTGTTGATAGTAGTAATGGTATAATTGCAACAAATTTAGTTACTGGTGGTTCTGGTTATGTTGCTGGCTCTTATTTTTTAGTTGATGGTGGTGTAGGTTCATATGGAGAAATTTTAACCGTTGATGGTTCAGGTGCTGTCTTAACATATAATATATTAACACCTGGTTCAGGTTATGTTTTAAATGATATTGATATAGTTTATATACAAAGTTCAGTTACAAGTGCGGATGTAATAATATCTGGTGTAGGTTACACAACTGGTATAACATATGCTACAAGCGGTGTTGGATTTTCATTAACTGTTAGTGGAGTAACTTTAAATATTATTAAAAATCAATATTTAGATACTTATGATGATATAGGTATTGCTTTAAATTATCAAATTTCAGATATAAATGATATAAGCACTAGTAATACTTCTTATTCTAAAACAATTAATTTACCTGATACAAAATTAAATAGAACAACATTTGAATATATTTTTGGTTTAAATAGTTATTCTACGTTTGATCCAACAAAGAAAAGTAGATGTTGGATTGTAAAAGATACTTCAACTCAATTTACAGGTTATATACAATTAACTAATATAATTTATAATAGAAAGACTAATAAGAATGAATATCAAGTGACTATCTATGCTGATAATGATACTTTATGGACTAATATAGGTGAAAAATATTTAAGTGATTTAAACTTAAATTCTTATAACCATACTTATACAAATACTAATGTAATTAATTCTTGGAATAATAATTATTCTTCTGGTTATTATTATCCATTAATAGATTATGTAGGAAATATGGATTATAATTTAGTAAGTGGTGCTTCTTCGTCTTTAAATATTTTTAATTTTAAACCAGCGATTTATACTAAGGTTATATTAGATCAAATATTCATAGAAGCAGGTTATACATATACATCAGATTTCTTAAATTCTTCTTTGTTTAAGAATTTAGTTATACCATTAAATAATGCTTCTTTAATACCTACTTTAATAACTCCTATTATATCATCAGCCTCGGTATTATCATCATTTAAATCAAATGTAGACGTAAATACGAATAGTAGACAGCCTATAAGTTCTTCATCAACCGCAACTCAAGAAGTTGCTTGGAACTCATTTGCTGCGAATATTAATATATATAATCCTAATGGTTATTATAACACCACAACTCACGAATATATCCATAATAACACTGACTTATTTTATGAAAATATAACTATCAATTTGGATATAGTACTAAATAATGGTGCATATTCAACAACAACAGCACCTTGGACACAAGCTATAGATGATGTTTATATTATGATTAGAAGAAGTTATACATCATCTGGATCATTAGTACCAGGCTGGACAGATACACCTAGTTTAACCCAGTTAATAACACCAGATGTAAATGGTACTCCAATTAATAATGGTGTATTTCCTGCTATATCAATTAATGGTACTTATAATTATTCTTTAAGAAATGCTATAAATGACAATGTAGTATCAATAACAGCTACTGGATCTAACTTCCTAATAACAGGAGTTATAACAAGTGATAATCTTATAACTAATCCATTAAGAAATGGTGAAGCTGTAAGAGTATATTTTTATAGAGGACCTTATCTAAGACCAGTTTCAGGATCTCCAGTATATCCGACAACTAAATTAACTACAACTCATTATACATCAGTATCATATAATCCAAATATATTAGTATCTGGTTCATATTTAACTATGAATAATATTGTACCTAATAATGTTAAACAAAGAGACTTCTTATCTTCAATTGTTAAAATGTTTAATCTTTATATTGAACCAGATAAATTAAAATCCAATAGCTTTAGAATCGAACCAAGAGATACATATTATTCTAAATATAAAGTAATAAAGAATTGGAGTAAAAAATTAGACGTGTCGCAACCTATTGATAGCCAAATTGCTTCTAATACACAGAATAGAAAGAATATTTTTAGTTATAAAGCAGATAAAGATTTTTATAATACGGTTTATACTAATGAAACTTCTCAAATATTCGGTCAATATGAGTGGGATATTAACAATGATTTCATTTCAAGTGAAAAAAAGATAGAACCTATATTTAGTCCAACACCTTTAGATCAATTATTGGGTAGTAATAATATTTATATACCAACTATTATAAATAATAATGCGTCTACATCAACTAGTAATGGTATGAACATAAGAATTTTATATAAAAATATATTATCTTTACCTACTAGTGAGCATTTTTATTATAATTCAACAAATTATAATTTTTATCCTTATGCTGGTCCTTTTGATAACCCATTAAATCCAAATATATCATTAAATTATGGACAAATTGCGACATTTTATCCTAATTTTAATGATACTATTAATAATTTATTCTATGGTTATTGGCAAGATACTATGCAAGAGTTAAGTGATCCAACATCAAGAATAGTTACAGCTTATTTTTATTTAAATTCTGTTGATATATCACAATTTTATTTTAGTGATTTAATATTCTTTACGTTAGATGGACAAGATGGATATTATAGAGTGAATAAAATTATAGATTATGACCCATCATCAACAAACTCAACCAAAGTTGAGTTGTTGAAAACAAAATATTACAGCATAAATTAATATGGCAAGAGATCAATATATACAATCAGCAAGCATACCAACATTAAGTCAAAATAATAATTATAAAGCAACAATAGGTAATATTAATTTAGATCCTTCTAATATAGTAAATAGTAAAGGAAATGTTGTTAACGGTATTAATAATACTATTAGTGGTATTAATAATATTATTAATGGTAATAATCATATTGTTAATTCTTCTAATAATTTTATAACAGGTAATAATCATATTGTTAATTCTTCTAATAATTTTATAACAGGTAATAATCATACCATAATATCAGATAATAATATAATTTTAGGTGGTTCTAATTTAACAATATCAAATGGTTCAACTGCAAGTAGTATATTTGCTAATAATATTAATGTAAGTAATTCTATTGTAGATAGAACATTAGCTGTATCAACTACAACTTCACCATTAGTATCTACTGGTATTTATGGTGCTGTGTTGTTTACTAATTCATCGGCACTTGTTAATATAACTGATAGATTAACACTTGATTGGTTTTTTACAACAAATACGGTAGGTTTAACAATAACTTTTCAATTTCAAGCACAACCTGCTGGTGGTGGTACACCAGCTCAACGTACAATAGGTTCATTTGCACCTGGTACTGGTTTAATAAGTTCAGAAGCTGTTATTAATATAGTTAAATCCTCAGCAACATCTGTTAGAGCAACTTTATCTGTTAATAATGTTATTACAATAACTGATGTAACTGGTATTGATCCATCAACAATTGTAGCCGTTGGTTATACTACATCTGCTTTTACTGGCACTGGTGATCAAATTATGTTTATAGCACAATTTAAAGGTGCGCCTATTTTACAATAAAAAACATTTTAACTTAATAATATATATACAATATGGCAGACAATAAGAAAATAATAATAGATGTAGAAACCAATATTAATGATAAAGATCTTGATAAAGTTTCGAGTAATATAGATAAGATTGGTGATGGTATTGAGAAAGCCCAGAAAGGACTTAAAGGTATGTCACACGGTGCTAAAAAGCTAACCTCTTCTTTCAAAGAGGTTGCTAAAGCTATGGGCTTCGTTAAACTTTTAGAAATGCTTAAAGATGTCTTTATGCAGAATCAAAAGGTTGCTGACCTTTTTGCTACTGCTATGGGTACTATTAATATAGTATTCAATGAACTTGTTGAAGCTATTGCTCCTGTTATAGAGAAAATTGCTGCAACAACTAATGGCTTTGAGGGTATAACTAATCTTGTGAAGGGTGCTTTCGGTGTAGCTTTAAATACTATAAAACTTGCTTTTAATGGTATTGCTTATATTTTAACTTATATACAAAAAGCTTGGGAAGAGTCACCTTTTGGTAATGGCGATCCAAAAAAGATAGAAGAATTAAGTAAAAGACTTGAAAAGTTTGGTGATAAAGTAGGCGAAGCTGGTGATAAAATTGTCCAAAATGGTAAATTGGTTGTTGATAATGTTGGTAAAGCATTAGATGAGGTTGGGCAAACTGCTGAGGGTGTTTCTGATGCTGTTGATAAAACATTATCTGAAGATAAAATTAAAAAAGCTAATAAAAAAGCTAAAGCACAAGTAGCTGCTTTAAAAGCTGTTAAAATTGCTACTGCGCAATTAGGTGGTGTTGTTGCTGAATATGAAAGAAAAGAAGAAAAATTAAGACAAACCAGGGACGATGCAACCAAATCTATTCAAGAAAGGAAAGAAGCGAGTGACAAATTAAAACTTGTAATAGAGGAAGAATCTAAGGCACAATTAGAATTAGTTAAACTTGGTGTAAGAGCTGCTGAACTAAATTATTCTATAAATAAATCTGACGAAAATAGAATTGCTTTAATAGAGGCTAAGAATAAAGTTAAAGAAGTTGAAGCACAAATAGAAGGTAAAGTTACTGAACAAAAAATGGCTGATATCGCTGTTACCAGAGAAGGTATTGATTTAGAAAAATCTGCTATTAAATATGCGCAGGATAGAGCTGCTAAACATAGAGATGCTACTGCTTCTTTAATCGAGGATGATTTAAAAAGATTACAAGCGCAAGAAGATAATTTAAAGGAATCACAGGTTAGTGAACTCAAAAATCTTAAAGACAATATAGATAGATTTAAAGAAGGTACACAAGCAAGGTTAGATGCTGAAAATGAATATTATTCAAGAAAACAAGAAATAGAAGATGGTATTTTAGCAAAAGAAAAAGAAATATCTGATAAGAGAAAAGAACTTAATAACAATTTATTAAAGGCTAAAGAAGATGCTAATAATTTAGAAATCGAAGCAGATAAGAATAAATTAGCGGCTATTACTGGTATTGAAGTTGAACAAAAAACAGCTTTGATGCAGCAAATAAATGATTTAACTAACCAAAATCTTATTACACAAAGAGATATAGAATTAAGTAATGTTAAATTAACACAAGAAGAAAGAGCCAATATTATAAGAAAGTATAATGATCAAATAATACAAAATAATAAAGATACTGAAAAAGCTATTTTAGAAGAAAGGATTAGTTCAGCACAAAAAGGCTTAGATGTTGCTGGTTCATTTACTAATGCTGTTGCAAGTTTAGGTGATGCGTTAAGTAATATGCATCGTAATAATCTTAAAAAAGGTTCAGAAGAAGATATTAAAGCACAAAAAGCAGCATTTAAAAGACAAAAAGCATTGAGTATTGTGATGGCTGCTATTGATGGTGCTAAAGCAGTAACATCTATATTAGCTCAATATCCAAAGTTTGATGGTGGTATAGCTATGACAGCAGCTATAGTAGCTACTGGTGTTTCTGTTGCAGCTCAAATTGCGGCAATATCATCCAAACAATTTAATCCAGAAACTGGAGATGCTTCTGCGCCTTCTTCTGATACCAAAACTAATATACCAACACCAACTTCAAACGCATTAGGTGCTGGTTCAACTATTGGATTAGGTCAAGCAACTCCTTTAAAATTACAAAATGGTTCTTTACAATATATAAAAGTATATGTATCAGAAACTGATATAAGAGGTACTATGGCTAAAGTTGATGTTATAGAAAATAGATCCAGAATAAAATAGAGATTGATAATTTAATATATATTAAAAAGATTTAAAAGATATGATTACAAAAATAATGAACCAAAAAGAGGTTAATATAATAGAAAATTGGAGTGAAATTACAACAGGACAATATAATGAACTAGTTGATTTATATGAAAAAGTAGATGATTTAACAGAAGAATTATTTTTATTAAAGTTTATACAAATCCTAAGTAATTTAACAGAAGAAGATATATATGCTTTATATGATGAAGACTTATTAATTTTTACCGAATTAATGTCTAATTTTAATTTAGTTAATTTTAAACCTGAAAAAAAGGATAGTTTTATATTAAATGGACAATTATATTCTTATAATTTACCATCTAAATTAACATTTGGTGAAAAAATATCTATTAGTTTATTACAAAAAAGAGCTAAAACAAAATATGATGAATGGTTGAATATTTTAAGTATATTTATTAGACCAGCAACTGAAACACAAAATGAGTTCGGTGATAAAAAATATATTGTAGAAGCATTTAATGGTGATATTGATATTATTTTAAAAAGAAAGGAATTGTTAAAACAAATACCAGCAATTAATACTCTTTGGATATTAACGGCTTTTATGAATGGGAACGCATCATAAGTATAAACTATGATATCCTATGGAGTAGAAGTTCCCCTGCTCAAGAAAATAGGGTTGCGGTTGATGAGATGCCAGAAGATTTAAATTGGATTGCTATGGTTGATAAACTTGCTGGTGGTGATATAACAAAACATAATCAAATATATGATATAAATTATGTTGAATGTTTAAATCTTATGGCGTATTGGCATCATAGAGATAAGCATATAGAACAAATAAACAAGGCAATTGCCAAAAAATATAATAAATAAAAATGTTAGTATATAGGCATATAAGATTAGATAAAAATGAACCATTTTATATTGGTATTGGTAATGAAAAAAGACCATATGAAAAAAGAAATAGGAATAAAATATGGAATAATATAGTTTCTAAAACTGATTATGAAGTGGAGATACTTTTTTACGATTTAAATGTTGAAAAAGCTTGCGAAAAAGAAATAGAGTTTATTAAATTATATGGTAGAATAGATTTAAAAACTGGTATTTTAGCAAATCTTACAGATGGTGGAGATTATTATGGGTGTAGTGGGTATAAACACACTAAAGAACATAAAGAATATATAAGTGATAGGCTTAAAGGTAAACCAAAAACAGAACAATGTAAAGAGAGGCTAAGAAAAATAAATACTGGTAAAAAGTTATCACAAGAAAGTAGAGATAAAATTAGTAAAGTGCATAAAGGTAAATTAAAAACAGAAGAGTTTAAGAAATCTGTTTCAGAAAATAATAAAACCAGAAATAAAATAATTATTGATGGTATTTTATACAATTCTATAAAAGATGCCGCTTTTAAATTAAATATACCATATATTAATTTATGGAGAAAAATTAAAAATAATAAAATATGAGTAAAAAATTAATACCAAGAGATATGACCGATTTGCCAGTTTACGATATAACTATCGAAGAAGATGGTAATCAAGGCATACAATTAGTATCTTTAGTTAAAGATCCTGCTATTGAAGTTAAAGGTATGTACTTTTCATCAGAAGATTTAGCAAAAGAACAATCTTATGAGTTTAAAGCAATACCAGAACAACAAATTGTATGTGGTCCTGCTATGATACCTGGTAAAAAAATACTTCGTAGAGATCAGAATGACAATATGTATTATGTTAGGTTTAGTGAAGAAGTAATCACGCAAATGGTTGATAAGTTTAACAGAGAAAATAACAATAAGGCTATCAATGTAGATCATACTAATCAAATGGCACCTGCTTTTATAAGAGCTAACTGGCAAATAGAAGATTCTAATTATGATAAGTCTAAAATATATGGATTTAATCTACCTAAAAAGTCTTGGTTTATTGAAGTTAAAATAGAAGATAAAAACTTTTGGGAAACAGAAGTAAAAGATGCCAATAGGTTCTCATTCTCAATAGAAGGTATGATGGGTCAACAATTAGTTGAGATGATTGAAGAACAATTCTCATTTAATGATATTATAGACTCTTTAACGGAACAAGAATTATTGCATTTATTTGCTGACGAACCTTATCTTTTACCACCAGATAATCCAGATTCATCTTGGCACACACATCCTAATTGTAAATGTACTTTTAAAGGTTCAACTTGGACTACTGTACCGTCAGGTGATGGTAAATATCCTTGTGATATTTGTTTAAATATGGCTAAAAAGTATAGACAAGCACAAAGAAGTGGTAAAAGAAGTGGTTATAATTTCTCAGCTGAAAAAAATATATCATTTGACTTTGATGGTACTTTAAGTGAACCAAATGTTCAAGCTATAGCCGAAGAATATATTTTAGATGACAATAATGTTTATATTATAACTAAAAGAACTCCAACTGATAGTAAAGAAGTTTATGATGTAGCTATGAAATTAGGTATTAAAAAAAGTAATATAATTTTTACAAATGGACAACCAAAATGGAGTTTCTTAATAGAATGTGATATAGATATTCATTATGATGATATGCAGGATGAGATAGAAGAAATGAAACAAAAAACGAATATAAAATTAATTAAGGTTTAATTACAAAAGAGAACCAAAATACAGATATATATAATATATCATAAAAAAATAGAAGAAATAATGAATAGAAACGAAACAATCAAATCTATTAAAGAAAGTTTGAAGAAGTTATTTGCTGCGGAAGCAAAACAATTCTCTGACTTTGTTTTAACAGATGGTACTAAAATTACTTCTACTGCGTCTGATTTAGAAATTGGTGTTGAAGTTTATGCTGTTGATGATATGGGTAACCAAACTCCATTAAACGATGGTGATTATGTGTTAAATGATGGTAGAACAATTACTGTTGTTGGTAATTCAATCACAAACATCGCAGGTGGTTCTGATACAACAGAAGCTGAAACTCCAGTATCTGATGCAAATGTTGCAAACACAGCTATGGCTGATGGTTTAGCAGATACTCCAGCAGATGAAAGTAATTTAGCAAGTAGAGTGACTGATTTAGAAGCACAATTAGAGGAAATCTTAAATATGCTTAAAACTATGTCAGAAGGCACAGCACAAGCACAATCACAAATGATGAGTGCAGTAGAAAAAATTAGCGGCGAACCTGGTGCCGAAGCAATTAAACCTGCTAAAAAAGGTTATGAAGAATATAATTCTAAAAAGATTAATTCTAGAATAAATATGTCTGAAATAGAAGAACTTAGGGCTCTAATCAGCAATAAAAACAAAATAAACTTTTAAGTTTAACAATAAAAAAAATAAATAAATATGGCTTTTAATTCAACAATTGTAACAAGTGCCCTTACTAAATATGTAGATCAATTATCTATGGACTTAGTTAGAGAAATGGTACTTCAAGGTAGAACACAACAATTCATTAGTGTTCAAACAGGCGTAAAATACGCAGATGCATTAAATATTATGACATCTAATTTAGTCGTTCAACCAGCTGGTTGTGGACTTATTAATGCTACTGGTTCAGTAACATTAACTCAAAATAACTTACAAGTTTGTCCATTAATGGTAGAAGAACAAATCTGTATGAACGGTAATAACTCTTTAGAGCAATACTGGACTGGTATGTCAATGAAAGCTGGTTCTTATTACGATGAGTTAGGACCAGAAATGTTCGCTAAACAATATGTTGCGGATAAAGTAGATAAAATACAAGGTGTTATTGATGACCTTATATGGGTTGGTGCTTCAACTGGTACTCCATATTCAAGCGACCCAAATATGGCACAGTGTAATGGTTTCTTAAAACTTTTAGATGGTTCTTATGCTTCATCTATTTATACAGTAGGTGCTACTAACTCTACATACCCAGTTTCTAATGGTTATACATTCTCTGGTGCTATAACAGTTAATAACGCTATTGATGTAGTAGATGCTATGGCTTCTGTATTACCTCAAGACCTTTGGGATCAAGACGATTTAACTTTATTCTTGTCTTACGCACAGTTCAGAACTTATGTAAGAGCATTAAGAGGTTCAAATCCAATCGCTTATAACTTCCCAGCGTTAGAGTCTGATGGTACTTTAGCTTACTCTATTTACCACCCAGGTACAAACATTAGATTAATTGCAACAAGAGGACTTAAAGGTTCTAACAGAATGATTTTAACATCAGCTAAAAATCTTTACTTCGGTACTGATATGCAGTCTGATTATGAATCATTCAGAATATGGAAATCAGAAGATTTCAATGCTATCTTCTTTAGAGCTATCTGGAAGCAAGGTGTTCAAATCGCTTATCCTCAATACATCGTTTCTTATAACGGTTAATAAAAAAAATAAAGAATATGCGGGTGAACTTCGGTTCACCCTATTATTCATAAAAAAATAATAAAACTAAAACTATGGCTTGTATATTAACATCTGGTTACACATTACCTTGTAAGGGTATTGCTGGTATTCAAGAAGTTTACATTGGTACTTGGAACGATGGTTCTTTAGCATACACAGTGGGTACTGGTTCTAATCTTAATCAGATTACTGCCTTCACTGGTGCTACTGTATCATTCTACAAATTTCAACAAACTATTGAAACTGGTTCTCTTACCGAAACTGGTAACTATAACGAACAAAATGGTACTGCATACTACGATCAAGTAGTAGAAATTACTGTTCATAATGTAAACCAAACATTAAACGATCAAATAAATATCTTAGGTAGAGGTCGTTTCAGGATCATCGTGCTTGACTCCAATGGTAACTACTTCTTAGTAGGTAAAGTAAATCCTGTATCTGTTACAGCTGTAACAGGTGGCTTAGGTAAAGCATATGGTGACTTAAATGGTTACACAATTACCTTCACCGGCAAAGAATACGATGTACTTACACAAGTAACATCAGCGGCTGCGGCTTCTGTAATTTCTTAATTCATATCTTTTAAAAAAGAAGCAACAAAAACACCTCTAAAAAAGGTGTTTTTTGTGTTTATATAATTTAATATATATATTATGAAAAAATATAAATATAAAGTTTGTTCTCTATGTAAACAACACAAAATAGAAAACAGAAATCCTTATTGTAGAGGTTGTAGTAAGACTTATAGTAAAAATTATAGGCTTATTAAGAAATTAAAACCAAATGTTAATCTAATAGGACTTGGTAATTTTATAAAAAAGGTACAATCACAAAGACATTTTATTGATTTTAGTGATATAAATAATATAATTTTCTTTTATGAAATCATAACGACAAACATTAATGAATACGATCAATATAAAAGTGGTAAACAAATAGTATTAATGTGGCAAAGAATTAACAAGTATTATAAAAGACACAATCAAGAAAAAAATATATAAGAAGATGCTTAAACTAAAAGAACAATTTTTGGATATAAATATATTCGATCCATTAACTAGAAAAGAAATCTTAGTAAGATTTATAGAAACAGAATTATATGATTATTACTTTAACAACGGTTATTCTTTTTTATTTGAGAAAGAAATTAAAAATAAAAAAATAAAGAATGATATACCTAAATAATGGTGTTAATGTAATCACATTAACTTTATATGAGAAAACTACACAATTTCCACCTTATTATACATTCGAGATGGTTAGAAAAGGCACATTTGATAGTGTTGTATTCTATCAAGAAGATAGTTCACCTATACCTTACTATTGGAATTCATTTACTATATCTATTGCTACACCAGTTGGTTTAACAGCAGGTATTATAAATGCAAATAGTGGCGAATGGACTTATAATGTATATCAAATGGCTAAGCCGTATGATTTACATTTGAATAATTCATTAGGATTAGTTGAAACAGGTATATGTATAGTTAATGGCACTTATTCTTCTAACGAAAGTTATACAGGTACTATGAATAATACAATCACTTACTATAAAAATATGTAAAAAATATGAACTTACAAAATAATAATGAAAAAAAGACAATAGAATCCTTTCAGTTCGCATCATTTAATATGCCTACGGCTACTGAGAAGGTAAATAGAACTAAAAAGTGGATAGAATTTGGAAATGATAACTTATTTCCTAATTATTTAATTAGTTTATTAAATAAATCCTCATTACATTCTGCTATAGTTAAACAAAAATCTATGTTAATAGGTGGCAGTGGTATTGCTAAAACTAATTTAAGTCCAGAAGCACAATTATTCATTAAAAATGTTTATAATGAAGATGATTTGGATGAAATATTATTTAAAATAGCTGTTGATTTAGAAGTTTATGGTGGTTTCTTTTTAAACTTAATCTGGTCTAAAGATAGAGAAAGAATTGCAGAAATTAATTATATAGATCCTTCTAAAGTTAGAATTGCTGTACCAGACCCAGATCAAAAATATCCTCAAATAGAAAAATATTGGATTAGCGATGGTTGGGAAAAATTAGATAAGTATCCAGCTGTACTTTATGATGGCTTTTCTACCTCTGATAAGAA